TTTTTCTTGAGTTCTTTAAAGAAAAGCATGAGACAGCAACTAAAATGATCGCCGCCCTAAAGTCTAATACAGAAAAGGTAGCTTGACAATGAGTCCTTTTAATGGTAAACTAATAGAGTCAATCGAGCTTCGACGTAGGTATACCCCAGACTTTAAAGAACTCAAGAAAAAACAAGCTCACTTGGTATTTATACCAGATGAGCTACGTAAGACTTATGCTTTCCACCCCATGATTAGGAATCGTGGCACTTACTTAGGACTTGGATCATCAGTTAGTACTAACTATCTTTTATACAATGCAAAAGACGACGGCCGTAGTATTTTTATGGAATCACGACCAAATGATGCAGCCAAAAACTGTATGATTGGTGAACTATACCTAGTGCCCTTACATACACTTTGTATGCTAGATGGGTTTTATGATAATGGTACTGAGTTTGAGCGTAAACAAATTTATGTATGGGGGCTAGATCAAAAACTTCAATCAAAGATTCTAAAAAATCATCATGGAATAAATCCATCACTTCATGCATGGGTATATTTAGGAATAAAAGATCGATGGATTAATAATCCTTCTCGTACTCCACCAAAATTGTCTTTTGCTATTAGAACTTTTAATGGTAAGCATCACTTAAATACAGGAGATTTTTATGGCCGACGATAAGAACCATCGTTGTGTAATTTGTAACTCAACAAACAGTTTAGCCATTGCTACAGAACCGGAAGATTATAAACCACATCTGTCTTTCGTCACTGTAGACGACGGTATGATAGGAAAGGTTATCTGCGAAGATTGTAACTATATTATCAGTGATAGTATTTATGAATTACAAGACGATGAAGGATAATATTTAAATGAGCAAATGGGACAAAGTAAATCAACCATGTCCCTGTGGTAAGTCTAGTGATGGCTATGCTATTGATAAAGATGGCAATGGTTTTTGCTATGGTCAATGCGGTGGAACTTATTTTAGTTCTGGTGTCAAGACTGAAGTAAAGCCAGAGGACATTAAACAAGAATTTGTGCCACATAGGGGGTTGACAAAAACAACATTAGAAAAATATTACTTAATCACTAAAGTTGTTAAAGGAGTGCCAGAAGAAGATGCCTTTATCTACCCAAGCAAGGGTATTAAGTATAGACACCTAATTAAACCGAAGCGCAGTGCTTTCAGATCTACTGGTAATATGGGTGTACCACAGCTCTATGGGCTTGACAAGTTTGTGCCCGGATCTCTAGACAGCATTACGATTACAGAAGGAGAGTATGATGCACCCTCTGTTTACCAAATGTGTGGAGGAAATACGGCAGCGGTCTCAGTCAGAAGTTCCAGCTCCGCGAGAGTTGATTGTAGCAACGAAGAAAATTGGAAAAAGATTAATGCCTTTAGCAAAATCATCCTCGCATTCGATTCTGATGGACCCGGACAAGATGCGGTAAAAGCTGTAGCTGGCTTATTTGATTTCAAAAAAGTATATGTCGTCAATATGGCTAGGCATAAAGATGCTAATGCCTATCTTCAAGCTGGTGATGGTCATGTATTTAGTGAAGAATGGAGGAATGCCAGACGATATACTCCAGATAACATTAAAAGCACATTTGCTGAGTTTAAAAAGGCTCTGGAGAGTGAATCAGAAGCAGTCGTAGCTGAATACCCTTTTAAAGCGCTTCAGGAGGCCCTGCAAGGACTTCATGAAGGTGAGCTAGTGGTTGTAAAGGGTCCAGAAGGAATAGGCAAGACAGAGCTTCTAAGATCTATTTCCTACAGTGCTATCTCTAATACTCATTATCCCATAGGTGTGATCCACCTTGAAGAAGATAATGGTGTTACTCTAAGAGGTATTGCTACATATGAAATGGGGGTACAAGCAAATAACAAAGAGCTTAATATCTCTAATGAAGAAGTCTTAGAATCTTTAACCAGAGCATTAGGTGGTTCTGAAGAACGTCTGTTTATCCATACATCTTTCGATGTGGACGAAGAGAATGTATTTCTGGATAACCTACGCTATTTAGCTTCTGTATGTGGCTGTAAGGTTATCTTCTTTGATCATATTTCGTGGCTAGCTACTGGTAGAGATAGTCATGATGATGAACGTAAAAAACTGGACCGCATCTCTCAGAGAATTAAATTGCTAGCAAAAGAGTTAAAGATTGCTGTAGTGATGATTTCTCACGTAAACGATGATGGTAAGACTCGTGGTTCTAGAAATATTACCAAGGTAGCTAATACTGTAATTCATTTAGAACGTGAAGTTGCATCACCAGACTCAGTAGAAAGAAACAAGATTTACTTTACTGTAGAAAAAGCCAGAACCGCTGGAACTAAAACCGGACCTGCTGGTTATGCTATCTTTGATGATGAAAGCGGTACTTTAGTAGATCAAACCCCTAAAGGAGGACTTCTAGATGAATAAAAACATGCTAGCAAAGTGGATTTACGATACGGAAGAAGATTTTATTATGAGTATTACAACAAACATTAATAAAAAAACTACTATTTCTAAGGTTTTGAAACTATGTGAACAAAAGAAACCAATCATTGTAGATTTAATAGATAGGATGTTTTCATGGTCAGGAACTCCACAGGGTAGGACGTATTGGAGTCGTCTATCTGATCAAGCTTATGATAACGGTGGCGTCATGCTTCCTGAAGAAGTGGTAGCATATCTAAAATATTTATTATATCGGGCTGATCAATCAGCGAAAGACTTAACATTTAACTCGCCAAATAAAATTGCCTATCGTGATTATCGCTGAGTTAATGATTGACAAAGCTAAAAAATTCTGTTAATATATTATATAAAGTGGTTAATCACAAGGAAAAAGCTGTGAGTGTTTATGTATTTGATTTAGAAGGAGATGGATTAAAACCAACTAAGATACATTGCATTAGTGTTATGGATGAGAAAGGTAACTTGTTCAGCACGACCGATTACAACAAAATGAGAAAGTTTTTTGAAAATGCAAAAGTTTTAATCTGTCATAACATCATACGTTTTGATAAACGTGTAGTTGAAAAGATCTTAGGAATAAAAATCAAAGCTAAACTAGTTGATACTTTAGCTTTATCATGGGTATTATATCCCAGTAGGCCACGACATGGATTAGAATCTTGGGGTTTGGAATTCAACGTACCAAAACCTTATATAGCTGATTGGAGTAATCTGAAAATTGAGGATTACATCAATCGTTGTGAAGAAGATGTCAAGATCAATAAGATCTTATGGGATAAAATGTATGAATATTTATTCAAGATCTATAATTCTAAAAAGGAGATGTGGAGGTTTTTAGATTACATAGCATTTAAAATGGAATGTGCTGCCCAACAAGAAGATAATAAATGGTTAGTTAATACAGAATTATTAATTCACACTCTTGACAAAATGGAAAAAGAGCGTGAAGAAAAAGTAAACACCCTAGCCAGCAGTATGCCTAAGGTACCAATAAAGAAAAAGAAATCCCGCCCTGTTCGTATGTACAATAAAGATGGTAATCTGACTAAGATCGGTACAAACTGGATTACTTTTCTAAAAAAAGAGGGCCTTCCTCCAGATTGGGAAGAAGATGTAGAGTTTATTGATGGGTATGAAGATCCAAATCCCGGATCTCATGTGCAAATTAAAGATTGGCTCTATTCATTAGGCTGGGTACCTGAAACTTTTGACTACAAAAGGAATAAAAAGACTGGAGAGCTGAGGGAAATACCGCAGCTTAACTTAGATCATGGTAAAGGCATCTGTCCAAGCATTAAAAAGCTTTATGAAAAAGAGCCAAACCTAGAAGTTCTTGACGGATTAAGTGTTCTTGATCATAGAATTCCCCTTGTCAAGGGTATTCTTGAGTCTGTTGATGAAAATAATTATGCAATTGCAGCAGTTCAGGGGTTGACAAATACATTAAGATTCAAACACAAGATCCTTGTTAATCTCCCCGGAGTAGATAAACCTTGGGGTAAGGAGATAAGAGGGTCATTAATTGCAGATAAAGGTACAGTTCTTTGTGGTGCCGATAAGTCAGCACTAGAAGATCGAATTAAACAGCATTTTATCTATGAGTTTGATCCTGAATATGTTGAAGAGATGAATGTTCCCGGTTATGACCCACATATAGCACTAGCTATGCTAGCCGGAGTCATGACATTAGCTGATAAAGAAGCGTATCAAAACAC